TATATGATTTTGATAAAGCTAAACTAACTCTAAGAGAAGGTTATAGTTTAGAAGACTTTGTACATGGTATTGCTATTGGATTGCTTGGTGAGTACAGTCAATGGGATTATGTACAGAGAAACAAACAGAAGGAGGAAGCATGAAGATAGAAAAACATAGAAAGCTTAAGAGAGCCATGAGTAAATTAGATGATGCCATTGGTGATTGTCCAAGAGAAGTAGCTAATGCCATAGCTGATATGTGGGATGCCATAGACGAATTAATAATAGAGGAAAAGAATGAAAAATAAAATAGCAAATGTGGAAGCCAACTACACTACTACACTTCGTTGGAACATAGAAGATGTAGCAGAGTCAGAAGGTTTTAAAGTAGAAGATGTAAAAAGAGTTGAGGTAGGTAAGTGGGCAACGCTTTATATATATTTAAAGAATGGTAAGTCTATTGATGTCGAAGCATCTTTAGATAATGATAACACTGATTATAAATGGGCAGATAATTTAGCCTACTTTAGTAAAGATTGGGAACTCTTGGAGAAGTTATGAGTAAAAAATATATACATGTTAATCAACATGTGATAAGGTCTAATAAAAAAAATAATGAAGACAAGCCTGTAATAACTATTAAAGAGGGTAAAAAAAATACCTACTGCCATGAAGTTGAAATACTTGGTAAGAGCAAAATAAGTTATAGTGGTAATGAAAAAACTGCTTTATCTTGTGGGGCTAGAGTTGTTATAGAAACTCATGCTACTGTAATAACAGTAACACGAGATGATGTTGAATATTAATAATTAATGGAGTACAAAATGAGTAACGAAGCAAATGATAAAATATATGACAAGATAAATGATGAGGTAAGTGAACTTTGGTGCTTACCTTCAAGACCAGACTTAGAAGCTGACTGTTGTAATTATGTCTGGGAACATTATGAAGAAAATAACATAGCGACTTTAGTAATTTCTTTTCTTTCCAAGTTATGTTATGATGCAGTTTCATCTGATGATATAAAATACTTAGCTAAACTAGAGGAGATAGAAAAAAATGGAATCTAAAATAATTTTTGGACATGATGATAATGGTACAGATATAGAGTGGACATGGGATGTTAGCCCGAAAGCTAAAATGTATTGGAAAACTTGGAAGCCTAAAGTTTCTGATGTAGAAATACTAAGTAAAGTATCTAATAAAGATAAGAATAGAATATCTAAAAATATAATTGATGATATTAATTTAGAAAGAAAACCTAAATTTAATATTAAAACTTTTAAAAGGAGCACATAAAAATGATTGACGAACAAAAGTTTAAAGAGTTTTGTGAGAGAATGTATATTGAAAATCAAAAAGAACGAAGAGACTATGGTGAAAAACAATACAAAGATTTTGATATGTATTTTAAATTTAATGAAAAGTTTTTGAAAGATTATTACAACAACAAAGAGGTTAAATAGTGGCAGTAAGAAGACAAGCTATCGTGCATGTTTCTACGACAGGTAGTCGTGGTAAGAAGACCAGTCAGGGCAATCATAGGAACATTGGTACAAGCACAATGAATAAAACCAAGCGTAAAAGTTTTAAGCGTTATAGAGGACAAGGGAGATAATATGTTTAAAAAATTATGGGCTAACAGAAATAAAGGAGTCTACAAAGAAGCAGACCCAGAGGATTTATCTATAGATAATGCTTACAAAACTAGGTGGGTATGGTATCATACTATCTTAGGCATAGAATTATTTATGGTTAATGTACTGCTAGTAGCAATACTAGTATTAATATCAATAAAATTATAGTGAGGTATAATATGATAGGTAAAATGATAAGTGGATTTTTATTTTCTTTTATTATTGTGGTTGGTTTCTCAATCGGAACAACACACGATAAACAAATCAAAGCACTTGATAGAGAAATAACAAATTTAGAACAAAAGTTTTTTAAAATAAATAGTACACAAAACGACATCATAAATGCTGTCGAAGACTTAAGATTTATTTTAGAATCAATAGAGGATAATGCAATAATAATTGAAGAGCATGAACCGACAGAAGAAGATATTAAAAGTATCTAAAAAAAAGCTTGACATATAATAATCAAGCTAATATAATTCAGTTTCCAAATAACAATGTCTAAACCAAAGGAGGATATTATGGCAGTAGTAAACGGAAAAGCTTATTGGGCAAGTGTGAAAACACCTAACACAACTTTTGAGCCTGTGTATACAGTAGATTTAGTTGTGAGTGATGAAATTGCTCAAGAGTTTGAAGGCAGAGGAGTTAAAGTAAAAGACTTCTCTATTAAAGATGAGAGTGGAACACCACAATTTGTGGGCAAAGCTATCGTTATCAAAAGAAAAGTCAATGGTAAAAATGGAGCAAGACCTGCACCTAGACTTGTGGACAAAAACAAAGTAGACATTGACACTATGGTTGGCAATGGCTCAGAAGTTCGTGTTCAATATAACGAATATCCATGGGAGTATGCAGGAAAAACTGGAAGGTCTTTAGACTTTCAAGGAATGCAAGTCATTGACTTAGTACCTGTTAAGTCTGCTGACGGAGATGAGCTTAGTCCTTTTGATGACGGAGAGGAATTTTAATTATGATTATCACAATTAAAAATGACTCTGGAGAAAAATCTTATGACACTTCTAAAATAGAAGACAATGATAAATCTCGTGAAGCTTCGATAATTATATCGAAAACTACTACACTAGAAGTTTTATTAGAAGCTTTGAATTTTACTAGTCAGACTCACAGGAGTAATCTAGAAAAATTATTAGGAGATTGTCCTGAGAGTGAAGTAACTGAGACTGATGTTGAGGAGGATTCTTCTGACGAAGATTAGTTTCATCATCAATTAACTTGGAAAGCTTTGGGTGTAATAGCTCAAAGCTTTTCTTATATAAGGAATATACATATGGAAAAAACAAAATTTGTAAAGTATCATGTACCCTGTCCTACTTGTAATAGTAGTGATGCAGTATCAATTAATGAAGACGGGTCAGCTAAATGTTTTAGTTGCTCTGAGTTCTTCCCCAAGTTTGAAGAAGGAAAGAAAGTTATGATAGGAAAATTTATTGAGCCAAGAACAAATAACTCTTTCGAGAGTAGACATGGAGGTACATTCGCACCTCTAACAGATAGGCAGATATCAAAAAGTACTGCTGAGAAGTATGGTGTTAAAGCTATATACGATTCACAAGGAGTAATAGCACAGCATTTATATCCTTACTATAATCAAAGCGAGTTAAGTGGGATTAAAACAAGAACGATAAAAGATAAAAGATTTAGTTTTGAAGGGACAATGCAAGGCACAGCTTTGTTTGGTCAGACTTTATTTAAAGCAGGTGGTAAATACTTAACGATAGTTGAAGGCGAGTGTGATGCTATGGCAGCATACGAACTAATGGGTAGTCAATGGGCAGTAGTCTCTATAAAGAATGGAGCACAGTCAGCTGTAAAAGATATAAAAGAAAATATAGAATATGTAGAAAGTTTTGACAATGTTATACTTTGTTTTGATAAAGATTCACAGGGTAAAGATGCGGCAAAAAGAGTAGCTAATATTATTAAACCAAACAAAGCTAAGATAATGACTTTACCAGAAGGTTTTAAAGACCCGAATGATATGCTTAGAAAAAATCAACATAAGTCTTTTACAAAATGTTTTTGGGATGCTCAAGTTTATACACCTAGTGGAATCATTAGAGTCTCTGAACGAACAGATTCGTTTATGAAACGAGAGAAAAAAGATAGCGTTCCTTATCCTTGGAATGGACTTAACAAAAAACTTTATGGTCTTAGACAAGGTGAGTTAGTAACTCTTACAGGAGGTACTGGTTTAGGTAAGTCAAGTATTACTAGGGAGTTAGAACATTGGTTGATAAATAAAACAGAAGACAATGTAGGTATCATTGCTTTGGAAGAAGACTGGAGAAGAACAGTAGACGGAATACTATCCATTGAAGCTAATCAAAGATTATATATTGACCCTGTCCGAGAAGCTCTTAATCCCGAACATATAAAAGAAATGTATAACAAATTGTTTTCAAATGATAAAGTATTTATTCATGCTCACTTTGGTACGAATGATATAGAAGATATCTTTGCCAAGTTGAGGTACTTAATAGTTGGTTGTGATTGTAAATGGGTTATTGTAGACCACTTACATATGCTAGTTAGTGCATCTGCAGAGGGTGATGAGAGAAGAACAATAGATATGATTATGACTAGACTAAGAAGTTTAGTAGAAGAGACTGGTGCTGGAATAGTTTTGGTATCACATCTTCGTAGAGTTGAAGGTAACAAAGGACATGAGAACGGAATCTCTGTAAGTCTTTCTCACTTAAGAGGTTCTAACAGTATAGCTCAGTTATCTGATTGCGTTATTGCTTTAGAAAGAGACCAACAATCTACAGACGATATAGAATCCAGAACTACTAGACTAAGAATCTTAAAATCTAGATATACAGGTGATGTCGGCATGGCTAGTGCATTGCTTTATAATGTAGAAACAGGTAGACTGGCTGAACAACATGATGAAGAATTAGAATTTTCAAAAGAAAGCTCCCCGTTTTAGGAGGTAAAATGGAATTAGTATTTGATATAGAAACAGACGATTTAAATGCGACTAAAGTATGGTGCTTAGTTGCTATAGATGAGAACGATAAAGTTTATACTTATGATGAAGATAATATTTTAGAAGGTATTAAATTTTTACAAAGTGCTGATAAAATTATTGGACATAATATTATAGGGTTTGATATTCCTGTAATAAAAAATCTTTATGATATAGATTTATTTAGACTTGACAAAGTAATAGATACTTTAGTTATGTCTAGACTATTTAATCCTGCTAGAGAAGGAGGACATAGCTTAGAAAAATGGGGCTATAGACTTGGTCTAGCTAAAGGACAACAGCCAGACTTTAAAGTTTACTCAGAAGAAATGCTTAAGTATTGTATACAAGATGTGAAAGTAAATAAGAAATTGTTTACAGCTTTACAAAGAGAAGGCATGGGTTTTTCTAAAGAGTCTGTTAACATAGAACACTATGTGGCAGACATACTAACCAAGCAAAAAGAAAATGGTTTTAAGTTTGATTTAAAACAAGCAATGTTTTTAACCAGCGAGTTGCAAAATAAAATTACAGATGTTGAGAATGAAGTTCATAAAACATTTAAACCAAGGTGGGTTGATGATAAGTTAGTAACTCCTAAATTTAAAAAAGACGGTACTCTTTCTAAATCAGGTCTAACGAAATTTGAGTATGAAGATTTATTAGAGTCAGAAAATTATTCTCCCTTTATGAGAAAGTCTTTACAAGAATTTAATCTTGGTAGTAGAAAACAAATAGGAGAATATTTAATTTCTTTTGGTTGGAAGCCTAAAAAGTTTACACCTACCAAACAACCTATAGTAGATGAAGGAACTCTAAAAGAAATAACACATATCCGAGAAGCTAAATTAATAGCAGACTATTTATTGTA